TCGGAGATGTCGCGATCCTCTTCGGCGGCGCGGTTCAATGTCGCGTCGATGAGGTCGGCCTTCTGATTGCGCTTCTCATGCAGAGAGGCGAGGAATGGGTTCGTCATTGTTCTAGTCCTTGTGAGTAATGGGTTCGGGTTGGTGATGTCCGGGTGTCCATCGCTCGCCGTTCGCGGGTGTCCCTAGTTGGGAGGTGCGCGCTATTCGAGCCGGAGGTGCGGCCTGTCGTGAGTCTAAGGCTTAGTCGTCGTGATTGACAAGTGAATACGAAGCGTTCGACATTTTGAAGAACTCTCCTGAGCGTAAGTAGGCGATCCATGTCGGCGCGTCCGGATCGCAACCGCATCCGCACGGGTTCGGCGGCGTCGGCTCAACAACTACCTCACACTTGTTGCACTTAACTCTCGAGTTCACGAATGATTCCCTCCGCCCATGCTTTACCGGCGTCGCCTCCCCATAGCGCCCAAGCGATACGACCCGCCGACGGATAGCCGGGTTCGCCTCGACTGAACCCTTCGCCTTGTTTGTCGACTTCGTGCCGCGCGAAGTAGGACACCATTCGCGCGACCGTGTCTCGAGATAGGTTCGATCGGTTGACGATGTCTCGAGCGCGTGCAACACCGACCTCGGTTCCGCCTCGGTTGAATGTGCGTCGCCATTCGAGACCGCGGCGCGCTTCGGCGACCATTGCGTCGTTGGGCGTGTAGCCCTCCTGACGTTCTTCGACAAGATCAACGACGACTATCGAGCGCTCAGACTCGGCGATATTGAGCGCGGCGAGTTGCGCGAGCGCTTCCCGGCGTGTCCGGTGGCATCCTTCGACTTCGCCGTTCGAGTCTTTGACTACCGCATACCCGGAAGCGCATCCCGGGCTATTGGTCTCGATATGCCACGGCATCGTCTAAGCGTCTTGAAGGATGACGCATAGCGTCTCGGTCTCACCGGACGCGGTGACGCAGTAGAGCGACTCGCCGGGAGGGAGTCCGCCCTCGATCGGTGCGGAGTGCTTCACGATAGGGAAGCCGGTCGTCGAGGAGACGTCAGAAGCGCCGAGATAAACCGTCGTATTTCCGAGAATCTGCACCCATACCGGGCGAGGAACGTCGTCGACTTCGACAACGAGTTGAGGCGTATCGGTGACGGCTACGCGGAATGCTCTCATTTTCTGATCCTTGCGAGCACGTTCTCGAGTTGCGCGAGATTCGGCTTCTCGATGACTTCGCGCACGGCGGCAACTGCGGCCTTCTCACCGTATGCGCCGAACGTCACGAGCGACACTTCAGCGAGGTGCGCCTTGACGCGCTCGACGATGCCGTCGCGTCGACGGTTATCCTTCAACGGTTGAAACCCGACCGAGAGATTCGTAAGCACTCCGTCGCGAACGAGTTCGAGGGCTTGGTCGCCAATGTCGGTTTTTGATACTCGAAACTCGCCGTATAGTCCGGAGGCATCTTCGCGGAGCGTTGTCGCGCGACCGAGCGGTAGACCTTTCGAGTCGTGACCCATCAGCAGTTTCACGCGGTGCGCGGCGCGTGTGACGCCGTCGAACGCGCCCGGAAGGAATACTTCGGTGAGTCCTGCGTGGATTCGTTGCTCGACGTTGTACGGGACACATATTCCGCAAATCGTACGCCCGTCACCGTCGGCGCGTACCTCGAGGTCAAGTTCGTAGGAGCGGGATTCGATCGTCATACTATGGACTCCGACTCTACCGTATCCTCATCTTCCATGTTTTCATCGGTCGGGTCGTTAACGATCTCGGCAGGAATGGGTTCGTATTTTGGATTCTCTTCGAGCGGTTCACGGTTCTCGAGTTCGCGCACTTCGTTAATAGTGAGGAAGCCTTTGTCGAGTGCGATTGCGTGAGCCTCGTACCGTGTTTTTGTATCGGGGCGAAGGAGCGCGTCGACGTTGAACTTCGCGACTTGTCCTCGAGGGATGTAGTCGGTGAGTTTCTGTTCGATGCGGCTGATCCACGGGAGGAGCGACCATCGGACGAGTTGCAAGTTTTCTTCGCTGACGTTCGAGTAGGTGCGGCTCGAGTTCGGCGCGCCGAGATAGTACGCGGGGAGGCCGATCATGTTCGCAATCTCGGTAAGCGAATATTGGCGCGCTTCGATGAGTTGCGATTCGCGAGCGTTCGCGGCAAGCGTCTTTACACGAGTCGCGGCGTTAAAAACTGGCGGCGTCATGTTGATACCGCCGTATGACTGAAGCCAAGCCGACTTCAACGCGGACGCTTCTTCTTGGGTGAGGTCGGGGTTATCTGACTCGATGTAGGCGGGCGGGATCGCGCCGCCGTTGAAGTAACGCTCGGCGTATGTTTGTGTCGCGATCGCTCCGCCGATCGCTTGGCGTTGCGCTGAGAGGATGCCATAGCCGACCAACTCGCCGGGGAGCGAGAAGCCTTTAATATGCATAATCTCGGAGGAGTCATAGTCAACGCCGTTGATGTGATAAACGATCGCGCCGTCCTCGCGTCGCACGCCGACCTTCTCCGGGTTGACTGGATAGAACGAGTCCGGGTAACCGTTCGCTCCGGGTGCTCCGAGTATTGCGATGTAGTTGCCGTGAATGAGTAGCGCGGCGACCATGCTCGAGATCGTTTCGATACGTGTCTCGGTTGCTACTGGTCGAACGAGGATATTCGGTTGCGGGTCGACGTATTGTTCGGATCGGTAAGCGTGAAGCGGGAGGCCGCCGATCGCGTCAGCGATCAGAGTGATACCGCGCCAGATACCGGGAACCGAGAGCGTTGTAGTCGTGTCGACAAAGACTCCGGCGTTCACTCCGGAGAAGCGAGTCGCCATTCTTCCCGCCGAGTCGATGTATACGTTCGGGTAAGTGTTGGCGTAAGTGCTCGAACGAGTGAAGAGTTTAGAGAAGAGGCCCATCGCGTTTAGCCTAATAGATTCTAGACCGAGGTTTGTCGGAGTTGCCTCGATGAGTTGCGTGATGCCAAGCGAACGCGGCGGCGTAAAGCGGAGTGATATCGGCCTCGGCGACGTTTCGTTGAAATAGCCATTGCTGACCGACGTTCCGGCGTGTTGCCGCGTTGACCGCTTTATCAAGCCGGTCGTCGCTTTTCGCTCGGAGCGCCTTGTCGAGAACGGCGTCGTAAAAGAGAGCGCAAGCCGCTACAACGTCTCCGGTCTTGTAGGTGATGACCGGGACTTGTATTTGCTTGAGCGGCTCGACGAGGCTTCCGGCGGGACCGTACCCGTCGACAACGATCGAACCCTTCCACCGGCGATACAACTCGAGCGCGCGCGCTTGAACCCATGAGACGCCTTCCCGGTTCTCGATGAGTTCGATATTCCCGTCCTTGTCGGCTACGGCGATCGACGCCTTCGAGCGATCGAGTGCTACGTCGACGGCGAACGAGAGCGCACCGGCGGGAGCGACCTTTGCGGAGGTGCAAGCCTGCCATATTTTCGCCGGGATCATCTGCTCCGAGACGCTCGACCAGACGTTGAGATATGAGCGCCGGAACTCGTTAATCGTCATTGATTGCATCGCGTGTTCGACGGCTTGCTCCGAGATCGTTAGTCCGAGCGCGGGCATGACATTTTCCCATACGCTCCGGTCGAACGGATCGGCGTCAGACTCGGCGCTCCACTCGAAGTACGCGATACCCGAATCGGAGTCGGCTTCGACCGCGGCTCGACCTTGATCGACTTTCCTCTTGAGGTAGAGCGACCTATCGGTTCCGGCGGTCGAGACGACGAGAAGTTGAGCGGCGGGCTTCGTTGCCATTGTCGGGAGTAGCGCTTGCTCTCTGACGTCGTCCTCGTCTGCGAACGCTTCGTCGATGATCGCAAGATCGAGAGTCCGTCCGTGTCCCGCTGAGATCGAGTTCCTAAGCACCTCGATACGGGAGCCGTTCTTAAAGATGATCGCCTCGTCGCCGTTAGCCCGGTACACGCGCTCGACGAGCGGCGCGAACGGTGAGCGCTCAATAAGCGGAACCCAATCGTCGAGGAGTTTCTGGCGGGCGTCGTGGCCCGTCTGCGCGGTGTAGGCGATCCTCTGCGGCCCTCCCCAACGGAGCGCCCGGTGCAAGACCATCGCCAAGAGGAGAGTCGTTTTCCCGGACTGGCGCGGAACGGTTAAAACGATCTCCCGATACGCGGGACGGTCGGCTTCCATCTCGAGCGCCGTCTCGACGACGGTCTCCTGCCAAGCCATAAGCGGGAGCCCGAGATGCCTGCCGATCGCTACGACCTCCCGGCCTCGCGAGTTACGGGTTCGGCGGCGTGTCGCGAAGCGCGGCGTCGAGTTGTTCCATGTACGCGGCGAAGTCTTGGTCATCGCTGTCACCTATCGCTCGAAGTTGGAAGATGGCCTCCCGGTACTGCTTCCATAGTCCATGACTCCTCGGGTTCTCGTCGACGGCGGTCGCCAGTAGGCGCGCCATAGTCACGGTAGCGGAGTCGATCTTCTCGAGCCGTCCGAGCCCAAAGAGTATCTCGATCGTCATCTCGACCGCTTCCCGATTCGAGTGAAAATGCTCGGGAACGGGCCGAGTTTTCGCAGATTTCGCCGGAGTTGCTCGAGGTCGCGCGGCTTTTGTTGGTCTCGGTTTTGGGGTGGTCATAGTCAAGTTCCTGACATCGGAGAGAGATCTAT